ATTATTCTCTTTATCGAGTTCATTATTATTCGAGGGAGAAACCTCATCCCCAACCTTTGGAGAATTTCCAATGGTTTCTACAACCTTGGTAGAATTTCCAAAGGTTGACAAATTACTGGGAGAAACCTCATCCCCAACCTCACCCAAAACCTCATCCCTAACCTCGTCCCTAACCTTTGTAATATTTCCAAAGGTTAAGGAAAAGGTAGTCGCTTTTGAGCCATTTTTCGATTTGAAATCTATCAGTCCCGTTTGTCTTAACCTATTTTTTGCAGCGGCCAATGTCTTATAAGAAACCCCGAGATCATTCTCGACCTTTCGGTTGATACAGGTGAACGTATCCGGCCACTTACGGAGGTTAGCGGATTCCAGTAGATAGAAATACAACGCTATTTCCGTGGGGGTGAATAGATAGAAGCTCTGTTGCATCCAAAAGTTCCTTATATAGTCAATATAGGTCATGCTTACAACTTTATAGGATTAACCTTCATTGTTTCAAGATTCAGATATATGCCTTGGTAATCGATACTTCCGGTACTAAGTAATTTCCACAACAAGGCGCATCCCAGCTGGGCGAGAGTTGAGTTGATGAAGAGATCCTGCTTGCGCAACGCTTCAGCAAGGGAACAACTGGGCCCGGAATCCTTCTCGTCAACTTTTGTCAGATCAAACAACTCGGTGACCGTTCTCATGTCCGAGATATAATCGACCTCATCCGTAGATGCCGGTTGCTGGACATCGCCGACGGTCCCTAAAACGACCTGCCCGGTATTTGTCGTATTACCAAAATCAAGCCAATATATCTTACGAAGATGATCATAGCCGGACCCTGCCATATCCAAGGCCTTATCGATGCAAAGACGGGAGCCCACCGAATCCACGCAGCTTATGGTAATATTGGCGGATGATGAGCTATATGGCTCGAATCGTTCTGGTATAATGTTCCAGTCCGTCCCGAAGAACCTGTTCAACCTAGTGGTTAATACCTCCGCCTTGTTATGGCCGATATCACGGGGGCTGAAAAGCTGCCTACCTATATTGCTCTCGGTAACTATATCATCGTCAAAAACAACGACACGCAATCCGGGATGGCCAAGCTCTTGCAGCGCATGGTTGATTCGTGCCAATGAGGTCAACACTTGTGATCCCGTGCCTCCTACACCGATCAAGTCTACGGTTACGGGATGGGAAGGGTTAAGCAAATAACCATCTGTCATATGTATTCTTCTCATTTTAACAGCCCTCCCACTTTCATTTTTTCTTTCACGAGTTCTTCTACCGGAAACGCTTTATCTGTATTGATAAGTTTCTTATAAAGCGATGATAGATTTGAACATACAGGATTCGGCCCCAATAAATGAGAGAACTCCGATTTCCAAAACATATCCTCCCAATATTCCATTATTCCTGAATAGGTGCATTCTTGCGGTTTCTTTGCCTTTGCGTTACCTAGACAAATCTTACCGTTTGTGTAGACGTTAAAGAACGGCGCCCTATAAAGCTGCGTTTTTGAGGTCAATCTTTTGGATACATAAGAGAACACGAAGAGCTCCTTGTTCTCTACCTTATACACCAGACCGGGGACAGATACCAGACCGGAAGGTATCCCGATACCTTCCGTAAAGAATATATTCCTTTTCTCGGGTTTCCGGTACCACACGTATTTTTCTCTTCCACGCCTGCAATCCGCATATAGCATATTAGCGGGAATCTCCCCATGTACCATAAAACGGTCGGTGGAAGAGAAAGACTTCGCTATACCAGAGATACAGTCCTCCGTTAGAGGAATACCCGCTCCCATCTTTCCGGAAGCATCAATATCCCTTCTCTCCAGGTAATAGCAGCTATCCCCATCGATAGCCTTGTATTTATATACTATCACGGCCAATTCCGGCTTAACGCAGGCCGTAAGATCATCTGTTAGCCTATTCATAAATTATCCAATTTGAAGATTAAGTCATTAATAAAGCGATAAAAGCGTATGGGATAGTCAGACGGCAGGAACAGCTCATTGGTAAGCGGCCAAATCTCAGCGTGACAAGCCGGGCTATAACAACCATATTCTCGTATCATACAATTCAACTCTTCGCCCATCGAATTTGCCATATCGTCCGATGAGTCATAGACAATGGCGACAGTCCGATTGAATTCCACAGGATATATATCTTCCTCGTAAATATCATAACATATACCAGACTCCAATTCCCTGTAGTTGTAATGGGTTATACAATCCTCCTCAAGCAATATGAGACCACGCCTTATACAATCCACGATATCTTTCTCCTTCGATGAAATAGATTGGTAATCCAAGTTATCACATAGAGCCTTTATCTCTTCGGAGGAAGTACTCATGTCCAGTATCTCCGCAAATAACTCATGTATATCGCCCTCTTTATAACGTGTAGCCAGCTCGATAAACTCATTTCTCCCGCATGCGTAGCTATCCGGATCTTCCAGGATATAGTCCAACTCATTATTTTGCTCTGGAAAAGGTATCTCTTGAGATGAAGAAAAGAAGGACACGAAGCGCTTGAATATAGCCGCCACTGGCTCACTCATCTTACTGATACCATTAACAGGGAACCAAATAAACTCCTCAGGGAAATCATATCTGCAACTATAGAGTTCAAAACCAAGCAAATTATCATAGCAAACATCAATATTGATCTCCACTCCTTTTGGCAAGGCTTCCTTAAACTCAATATACAGTTTAGGAATATCGACACGGAAATCACCCGTACGTTTCGTTTTCAGAGTTTTTCCCATTAACGAGAAATAGCTATCCGCCGTATCGAACAAGTTTACAAGACTCTCGTCAATATCTATTTTCGACTCAAGGGATGGGATATCCACGGATACACCCGCTACGGTCAAAGGATATGGTTCAAAACGGACGCTTAAAATACCGGTTCCAAGAGCCCCGAGGACGGGGTGCGCCTTTTTTGGCGCTCTCCCGTTCCTGTTTCTATTTGAGACAGGCCTTTTTCTTGCATCAGGATGCTTCCCAGTGCAATATGAAAATCTCTTATGTCTCGTTTCTGCTTGCATTTCTTACTCATCCTTTCGTTCCTACTACTGTTTTAAACTCATATACGGCTCGTGAACCCTCAATCTTAGGGCCAACGACATTAGAGGTGGTCAATTCCGGATAAGTATTGGAATAGAAACCTAATACATCTTCCGGCGAAAGGTTTGAGCTGGGGTCCGCCAACTCTACATTACCATGTTTAAATACCCGTTGTATTGCTGTTATATTTAGTGCCATTATTCATCCTCCATTAATTCATGTTGTTTTCTTAAGTGATCTATCAATTCGCTAACGTCCTCCTTGCTCAACTCAACGCCATTAGTAGAATGTTCCTGTTGGTCGATAATCTCCACGTGGAGAACCGTATCATACTCATTGGCCGAGTTTACCTCTAAACGAAACCGGCTGTTCGTTTGGCTATCGGCTCTATATATTACCTCAGCCATTACTCGTCCTCCTCATCAGCTTCGGTATCATTCACGCTTTCGGGTTCGTCGCCAAGGAAGCTCTCCGGTATTTCCTCATCCATCTCAGCGCCGAACAAGGAACCCGCCCCTTGTCTAGCTTTCAGCTTATCGATCCTTGCCTTTAACGCCGGTTTATCAGTAGCGTACGGCATAGCCTCGTTCAAGCATGCGATTGCGCTTTTCAGCTTTTTGGATTTTTCCAGTTCCTCTGCATTCTTTACCAGTTGATCGTACTTCTTCTTGTTGGCATCCGCAATCTTGCTACTGCCTTGCGCCTTACCTACTGACTTCTCGAAATCCTTCATATTGACAAGCAATCCGGTTGCCTCTTGTATGGGATTCGATATGGCCGCCGAAAAGCCCTTATCCAACTCATCCGGAGTGCCGGATACGACCAAGGGAACCAATTTCTTAGCGGCCTCGTCCTTCAAATCCTTGACCCGTGGCAATACACTGACGATCATTTCATTTCCAACTCTCTTGATCGTTACTGTCAACTCTGTCCCTTCGGGGATTAATCCCGATATTTCCTTGAAAAAAAACATATCCATGATTTTATTTTTTGTTTGTGAATTCTTTGATAGCATCATACAATCCTTGTCGATCGTACCTCTCTTGTTCCGGGGCCTCAATCCTTATACCCCGCTTACGGGCGATAAGCCCGACATACCTCATTTTCCCCTCCCGGATAACACCCGGAGAAATGGAGAAACCTTTATACTCATTCAACCGCCCCATGTCATTCAAGCATTAGGGGCATGATCAAACAAGTTAGATCCTCACCGTCCTCATTGGCCTCCGGCTTTATCAGCACGGCTCTTGATGGATCGGAGACAAGCATCTGGCACCGGTCGCCAGGTATGATAGAAAGAATCTCAAGCAAAAGGATATGGTTCAAGCCTATCTCATAGTCTACGCCATCATATTCGCATTGTACTTTTTCCTCCGCATCCGTTGACAAGTCATAATCCCTACCGGATAACGTCAGCATGTTGTTCTTCATCGAGAATCTTATCAAGCGAGACGATTGGTTACAAAACACGGCTACCCGTGATATTGCGCTCATAAGCATATTTGTCTCAATGGTGACAATCTTATCATTATCCCCGGGAATAACAGACCGGTAATTGGGGTATCGGCCCTCTAGCAATTGCCCTACTACTTGATAGTTCTTAAAAGAGAAATCAACGTTATTTCCGCTAGGCAGGATTACGATCTCATCATCCGTATTGGGAACGATCGCTTTCAGAATCAATGATATCTTCTTTGGCAAAGCGAACGATATACGTGGTACGCTCGGCATCTTCTGTTGTAACAGGGAAAGGCGATGTCCGTCGCTACCGACATAGTTCATATTCCCGTCACAAACCTCAACATAAACCGCATTCATGATAGGTCGAAGCTCATCGTCATCGCTTGAGCAAAATTGCGTCTTTAGCAGGCCGTTCAAGAACTGTTTGCAGGTCGTTCTTATCTCGCCCAGAGGATCGTTATCTTTCATCGCCGGAAACGTCTTTGTTTCCTGTCCCATTAACTGGAATTTCCCCCCCTCATATCTGACACATACATTCAATCCCTGTATATTCATTTCCAGAGGTTGCTCCGGAAGCATTTTCAAGGAATTAAGCAACATCTTTGCGTCTATGCAAATAGAGGTCTCCACCATGTCCCCCGAATACTCCAAGGAGGTCCTTATCTGTCCATCAGCGGAAGCCGCCGTTATAGACATCGTCCCGTCTTTTATATTGAAGAGGAAACAGGACATGATAGGTAGAGTTGGCTTAGAGGAAATTATCCTGCTAACGACCTGTAAACGGCTGAAAAGTTCTGTTTTATTTACGATCAGTTTCATAACTTTATTATTAAGTGGGTTAATATGGGACTTGGCTAATATCAATAACCAAACCTTTATTTGCGGCGTAGACCTGTTTTCCTGTCAATTCTTTGATTTCCCGAACAAAACGTTCTTCATCTGAATTGCCATCACTCAAATGGATCAAAACTATATTCAAAGTATTTGAAAGGTCGTTTGCCGATAGGATACCTTTTGTCGTTTTGAGTTCCATATGTGAGTTCAATAGACGTGGACGCATAGAGGATGGGGCATGTCCACTGGCTATGTTCCGGTCAAGGATATCATCCGCATAATTAGCCTCAAGCATCCATGTGGTGACATGCTCGAAGGTATATTCGCAGAAAAATGTATCCGTGAGGAACACCACCCGTCCGGTATCCGGATGATCGATCTGATATCCGAACGAAGGGACATCATGCTTTAAGCCAAATGGAACGATCTTGAAATTACCGACCTTATACCCATTGTTCGCTTGGACGACCCTAGCCCACGACGGCATCACCGTACTCGCCTTATGATTATATACGTCTTCCGGAGAAAGGACGGGAAAACCGAAACCAAGAAATTCCATGTAGTGGCCGGCATGGTCATTATGCTCATGACTAACCACACACCCTACGATCTTGCCTATATCGTAATTCACGGCCTTCTTGACCTCATGGAACGGAACCCCCGCCTCGATAATAAGGGCCTCGTTTTTGTTTTCAAGGATATAGCAATTACCAAGGCTATTGCTTCCCAACACTATCAATCTCATGGTTCAATTTTATTATTGGTAATGGAAGAAATCTCATTTCCGGCACAATACGGGCCCTAAATCCGTTCAGTAGTTCTCTGGTGCGCTCTACTATTTGATTCTCATAATAAGAGTCAGCAAGAGCACCATCGTCAGATCGTCTTTCGATCATCAACATAAGTCGCAACATGCTAGGGGCAATACGGATAAGCTCGGCATGTTCCCTTGAAGTTACGCTCTCACAGACCAGTACACCGTCATAAGCAAACAGATCAACAATATCCTCCATGCGATTGGCATCTTGCGTTACCGCTCCAACGATAGAGCTAAACCTATTACCGGTCGATACATTCCAGTTTTCCAAATGCACTTTCATAAGCCGAACATTTTAGCATATCGTTCATAGTTTCTTTTCTCTATCATATCATCCTCGCCATAACGCTTTGAGCGCTCGCAAAATTCACGATAGCATTTCGGACAATCCCATTTATTCAGAACGGCTATATAATAGCCATTTTCGGCATGGGTATTACAATAGTCACATATACCAACCCCACCTGTTTGGGCGGACAGTTCCGCTGCGGAAACCTCAATCACCAAGAAGCCCTTTTGATTATCAACTTTCTTTGCCATAGTTCGATTAATAAGGAGGTTCGTTACTTGGTGATACGTTAGTCTTGTTCTCGGTGACAGGCTGGGCATTTTTACTGGAAGTCTCTGCGTGACCAACTTCCACAAAACTAGCGTCCTCAATATCCTTTACAGCCTTCTTGTTCGCATCATTCGCAATGTTGGCATTGCGTTGACCAGCCACGTTATCCATGGTCTCAACATCCTGTTCGTCGTAAAGGTCGGCATCATCGGAAATACCGATCAGCATCTTACAGGCCCGGCCCAAGACTGACTTTTTCGCCATCTCGTCCCCGAAATTCTTATGTGCCGGTGAACCGCCTTTCATCGAACCTTGCATCCAAGCCTTACGGATTTGCCCCATGTTCATTATCTCAACGATGGTGCGACCGTCTTCCGTTGTAAGGATGGCATATGCTCCTTTCACCTTATCAGCATCTAGGTTCTCCAAATCCTGCGTATGCTCAACGATCTTTTTCAACCCGGTTTCCGGATCGATAGAATATACAAATTTGTCACCTTCATAGATACAATTGGCGACAGCGGTCTTTACACCACCGACACGCTTGGCGACGGCCAGCGTCCCGAGATAGCTACGTTGAAGTTGCAACTCTTTTCCGTAAGGAATAAAGTAGCATTGATTCTTTACGGGTGAAAGCCCTTGTACGACCATACTCAACAAAGAGTTGGCGATACTTTCCCGTGTACAGCTCACCAAAACCGGTTGATTGTTCTTATCAACCGCATCCTGTAAAATCAGCCATGCGGATTTCAAAGCGTTGGGAGCCGAATAATTAGCCGGAAGTTTTAGTTCCCCGCTCTCCTCGAATGTGTTAATTTTTGCGAGAACACTATCCACAACATCTTTTTGAACCGCCAATGCCTCTTGAGGTTGTTGTTGGTTCACAGCTTGTTGCTGTGATTTCGTTTGATTTGTTGGCCCAAATACTGAGCCCTGTGCTTGTGTTGTCATAATTAATGTAGCATTAAAAATTAATATATTATTGAATAGTCAATCGTCTTCCTTTCTCTACTACCAGATTGATCAATTGTGAGTGACAAGGGATGAGATCGCAAACGCTCTCCCTGTTATCGATGAAGATTGGCGCTGTCACCCCTTTTGCCAAGCTAATGGCGTTTATTATATCAATCCCGGCGTTAATCTTTGCGGCCGTATTCAGATCGCTATACGGAACACCGTTCACCATACATTCACACGTATCATACTCGGTACCGTCTACCTGTTTACCGAACATCTTGAATCTCACATAAGAGAATGCACCGTTGATTCTTTCCTCAACCAACGCAACCTTGGCTTTCATGAAATTCAATATTGCCTGCTCAAGCCTTTCGAACTCCGCTATTCGCTCCTGAGTTTGCCGCAATATCCGCTCCAGTTCCTCGTTACGGTTAATGGTACGCTTTATTTGGTCCTCCTTCGCCAACTCCCGGTTCAATCGGTCTATTTCCGCTTGGATAGTCAGCTTGCTTGCTTTCAAGCCGGTCATATCGGGCAAGTCACGCTCCTTATCAAGTTCCTTCCGCAAATCCTCGATCTGTCCGGAAACAAGGACATAGTCCTCGCTCTTTTTCAGTTCCTCTTCAATATCCAGCTTTTGCGGTTCATTCCTCACCTCATTCTCAATATCAGCTTTAAGATCCGCAATCTTACTCAGTAGTTCATCAATCTTGCCGTTAAACTCATTAACCGTTTCCTCTTTTTTCGCAATCTGTCCGGCGATATTCTTGCCCAAGGACTTATTAGCCTCCATTTGCTCGGACTTCGATTTATTGAACTCGTTGGTAAGTAATGATAATTGCTGACTATACAGGTCCCCATCAAACGGACGCTTACAGGTAGGACAAACCATCGCTCTCTCATCAAGATTGAAGGTCATGGCGTTAATCTCGTAATAATGCGTAAGTAGCTCACTCCTTCGATCCCGAAGGCGTTGAAGGTCTTTAAGGTGGAACTCAAGATCACTCCGTAAGGAAGACAAGTTTCCCTCCGCACGGGATAACTCGCTCTTTTTACCTTGCAGGGCAAAATACCATTTTTCATAGTCGGCGTTAGCTTTCTTTTTAATTTCCCGTATAATGTCCGACAATTGATTGGATTTCGAATCAATCTCTTTGCGCAACTTATTTTTTTCATCGGATATAGCTTTCCCTATTTCTGACTTATCGGCAATTTGATCGTCAATGGCGCTAATTTCCGCTTTCTTATCCTCAATCTGCTTGCGAATGGACACCCAATCTTGTGCCTCCGGCATATTGCGGTTGTTCTCCTCGATCCTTCCGGGAATATCGGATATCTCCTTTTTGGACATATTCTTTTGAGATACGACCTGTGTCTTCAAATCCTCCAAGGATTTACGGGAATTAAAAGCCTCAATTAAAGGATCGTAATCATGCTTGTTCTTAATCGTAATCAACGAATTCAAAACATCCTCATTCGTTATGTCACCAACTATGTCGAACAGCATTGCTCTTTGTTCCTGCATTTTCAACGAAGGAAAGTAAGCGGGATTGGTAATCTGCCGGAAAAGCTGTTCCGGGCAAATATCAGACACACGACGATCATACTCACGTTTGCCTAGCGGAACATCATCAACATAATAATCTACGCTGTGCCCTTCCATTACGGCCTCGACAGCGCCACGTTTTTTAACCCAATTCTCCTTGTAACAGCGGCGGAAGGTCGTATGTGTTCCATCGACATCTAGCGTAACGACTACCTCATGTTCCAGCTTTGGAATCACATGGTTCTCCGAGTCTAACGTTTTGATATTAAAATCGGAACGTCCCAAACTGTCCTTTCCGAACATCGTCCAGATAAAGGCGTCCATGATGGTTGTCTTTCCTGTCTCATTACCACCGATGATGTACGTGACATTCGGGTCAAAATCAACCTCAAGGTAACGTTGCCCCTTGAAGTTGGTAATTCTCATTTTTACTAATCTAATCGTTGTCATAATATTGTAGCATTAATGTTGCTCTTTTATTTTTAAAATTGAATTTCTAATTGTTTCTTGTTCTCCAAATTCTTCTTTATCAAGAATTTACTAATGAAATCATTCGCACATTCTTCAGATTCTTTATCATCCATCCCGTTCTCATCACAATATTCCAAAATGGCCGCTCTTATCTCATTTTTCGTAAAGGAGTTAACAGGAAGATCGGCGCATTCGCATTGTCCCACATGCCACGATCCATCACATGGTAATTCATCAATTGTGTACCCTTGATCTTTAAAATCACGAATATCTTTCTGCCATTCCCTATCTTCATAGCAAAGAGGAACTATACAAGCTGCGATAACTGAGCCGCATTTACATTTTACTATCTGTGCTGTTCTCATATTTTTTAGTTTTACTTAAATTTTACGCATTAACAGGACATCACAATAAGCGTCTGCATCTATTTTTTTTGCCCATATTGTTTTGATTACAAATCCAGCTTCTAAAATTTCAAGAAGTTCTATATCTGATAAAAAAGAACACCTTATCTCAACGTATTCGCCAGGCATCGTTAAGCCGGAAATTTCTTTCTGTTTCCAATATCTAACCCACGTATGTGCGCTCTTATTGAGAATATTGAAAATGATTTGTTCTACATTCATATTCATTATTTTTTAATTGTTAGCTAAATCATCTTTAATTGCTTGCTGTAATACTGGCAGAATCTTTGCGGAGAATCTCTCGCAATACCCTCGCATTGTATTTGTGCTGCATTGATACGCAACCCCTTGAAACATTTTTCTTGCGAAATAATCGGCATCAATGCTCAATATAAATTCACGTATCTCCATCGGAGTTGACCAACTGAAATTAAAATTTCCCCAATCCGTTAGTGAATAGAACTCTTTACCTTCTGTCAGAATCACTTCACCCAACCAGCAATTAGCTGGGGTTCTTAATGAATATCTATATACTGTTTCTTTTGCCATAGCTCGTTATTTTTTAGTTATGAACATTGTAAATAAATCGAACCTCCATCAGTACTGACACAATTAACAGAGAATTGCGTCCACGAATATTCCCAACATTTTGTTGCTGGTGGGACTTGTACGGCGATATCAAGATTGCCCCCATGTTCATCCCTTAATTCTTCAAGTTGTGCTATAAGTTCATCTAAGCTCATATTCTTTCTATATCTGAGTTCCATTAAAAATATCGTGCTTCTCCGCATACTCGGCGTTGTACAAAGCGATCATTTCAGCCTTGGAATACATTACCGGAGAATTTTCAGATTTCCCCCTGCGACGGGGGTTGAGCTTCTTTTCTTCCACCATCCGCTTTACCCAGGCCTCACCATGCGTAAAAGGCTCGCCATAGGCTTTGTCCCGTTCATGAAAAAACTTGTACGCTTCCCTTTGGGTCAGCAAATCATGTTTAGGATGATCATACTTACGCTGTACAGCCGCCCCCAGCTCAGCCATGTTCATCATCATGTTCTTTATCAAATACGCTTTATCAGTCATATCAACCTCCCTTCTTTGCTCCATTTATAATCCAGATCACATCTATCAAAAGTATCAGCACGGATAATAAGTACATCCAAATGTCTTTAGCATGGGACATCACGCCTAGCGAGAGGAACAATAAACCAAAGGCAATAACTATCTGCCTCGCAGTCATTTCTTTTGTATCGTTCTTTTCTGTCATAATCATTGTAGCATTAAAATCATTGTAGTATTATATAGTGGCCTTGAACAAGCCTTTTTCCGCAGCGTATCTATTGAACTCCGCCATAGAGTGCAATCCCAGCTTCTTAAAGCAATTGCGACGATGGTTGTTTATCGTATGAATAGACAGGAACATTCGATCCGCAATATCATCGTCCGGAACTCCCTCATAGCATAATCTCATTATCTCCAGTTGCCGATCGGATAATTTACTGTTGAATCTCGGCTGGCAAATCTTCTTGAAGTATTTGCATTCCCCCCTCAAAGGACAACTGACGAATTCAAAATGAAAGTTCCAATTCTCGTCTATATCAACCTCGTTGTCATACAACCCGAAGTTACATTTGATGAAACGACGGATAGCGAGGAAATCACGGAAAATCCTGTTACCATCATATTTGGCGTATGCCTCACGTAAAGCCTTATAAGCCTCTGGATAGAATTCCTCAAGCACCTCAAGAAACTGCTGTATGAAGTCAACGTCTGACTCATTCAACTGCCTTTCCGGTAGTCCCCGCTCTTTGACGGTTACCTCACCTTCTGGTGTCGTGTAGAATTCTATCGCATTCATACATTAGCCTCCTCCTTTGGAAAAAGCACCGTCGCCGGTATTTTTAACTCAGCTTCGATCACCTTCTGGGTAAGTGGATCTGGGGTATAAGCCCCCGATATCCATCCCCATACCGTTTTCGTTGATTTGCAGGTTATCTCCGCCATCCTCTCAACAAATGCCGCTTTGGGAGCCTTCACCGCTTGTCTTTCCGGCAAAGACTTATACAATTGACGGAATGTCATATTACTTTTTGTTGTCAAATTCTCCGTTCTCATTTCTATCCTTTCTTTCGTAATCAATAAAATTGAATTATCTTTGCGGGACAATGATGTCATAATCATTGTAGCATTATGAGGGCGCTTGGTTCGTGAGAATTGGGCGCCCTTCTTTCCTCCCACCCTCCCGTCAATCAATGTAGCATTACATAGTGTCATAATCTATTGTAGCATTATAAGGGCACCCGTGTCAGACCCTTCATTGGATCTCCTCTCGTCCGATAGCATACGTATGTCATATTCCCAACCATGTTGCCTCCCTGTACATCCTTCTGTCGTGTCATTTTTCCCATTTTGAATCAGTTTAATTTGTCAGTTACTTAGCTTTCAACTATTTTTGTTGTGTTATTAAATTAATCACATTGCAAATATAACGATATTCGTATATATACTAATATATTCGTATATATTTATTTTGTATTTTAACTTTTTTTACGTAAGCGAATGTTTAAACTTAAAGACTTTAGAATAGCAAACAACTTGAAACAATCTGATTTACAGGACGTTTTAGGTTGTAAACAAAGTTTCATCTCTCGTGTTGAAAATGGTAGAGAAGCTCTACCCGCTCACTTTTTACAAAAGTTAATTGATGCCTATGGGAATGATAAGGTTATGCCATATAATGAATCAGATACAGATGAACAAATTGTTGAGTCAAAACAAATGGTTCCTTATGAATTTGTTGAATCTTTAATGGAAGAGCGAAAACGGCATGACGAAATGAACGCAGAATTAATTCGCCAGAATGGTTCGTTAATACGTCTGCTTGAAGAAAAGGAAAAAACGGTTGTCCAAACGGAGGCTGCCAAATGTGCTGTAAAAAGCATGTCTGGATTGCAGGAATAATATATGTTGTATCTTGAGATATTAAATAAAAAATGAGAAACATAACTTATATACTTTATTGTCTATGTTCTATATTTATTTATAGTAGTTGTAATCATCAAAAGAAAAAGTTAGAAGAGGAAAGAACACTTGATAGTATTGTTATAGAGGAAAAGCATAACAGAGAGATTGAGGATTCTATAAAAACTGTGATGCTAAAAGATTTGTCATTAATTGCATGGGGAGACACTAAATTTGGAATGACTTTTCAAGAAGTTAAAAATAGCCGGACATTCAACAATTGTAGCCAAAGTGATAGTATATTATTTGTATCACGAGATAGTACATTTATTGGAGGTCATCAATTTAGCAATATTTATGCAGATTTTTACAACAATGCTCTTTACAAGATCAATATCAACTCTGGGTTGAAAACATTAGATGAATTTGATATACTACTAAAAATAGTAGAAATACTAAGAAAGAAAATTCAATCAAAATATGGAGAACCCTCTTTTATTGAAAAAGACAAAGAATATGTAAGTTCTCAATTACTTGATAAGAATAGCGTAGTTCTATTCAATTGGGATATAATGGAAAAGCGTATAAATATAAGCATTCAACATGAAATGGATAATTATTTTTCTATAAACTGCCTAATATATAACAATATATTAATGTCCGAAAGAACCGAAAGCATTACAAACAATGAGAAAAAAACTGATGCAGGTGGTTTTTAATGTAAAATACTAAATATATGGACTATAATAACTTTACAATCGACCTAATAAAGAAATCCTTTGCCTCGTATGTGGCAATTGGGACAAAAGATGATGTCGCCTTATCAAATGGCATCACGGAGTTAAGCAAAGCTATCGACCGGGCTGTAATTGCCGGAGAAGATGCAAGCGCCTTAGAGATGCTGAAAAATGATTTACAATACATAACGTATCAGCTATGACCCCTGTAAAGAAGATACAAGTCAAGGATATTGCTATCTCCATTTCGGAGCAAGCCGGAAGAGAGGATTATATCTGCTTAACCGATATGGTCAAAGCTAAGGATAGCGCTGATGGCGCAAAACTTAGAAGTGAGATAATCATTCAAAACTGGATGAGAAACAAAGATACGGTAGAATATATCGGATTATGGGAAAGCATCAACAATCCCCATTTTAAACACATCGAATTCGATGTGTTTAGATCACAAGCAGGCACAAACCGTTTTATTCTTACTCCCAAGATGTGGATTGAGAAAACTGGAGCGATTGGAATAATATCCAAATCAGGACGGTACGGGGGAACATACGCTCATAAAGATATAGCTTTTGAATTTGGGGCGTGGATTAGCCCCGCATTCAAGCTATACCTAATCAAGGAGTACCAACGTCTTAAAGAAGCCGAATCACACCCATTACTAGGAGAATGGAACGTAAAGCGGGTACTAAGCAAGGTAAACTATACGATTCACACTGACGCAATCAGAGATTTTATAATACCGTCTATCGAGATTGAACAGCAAAAATTATATGCCTATGCCGACGAAGCCGATCTATTAAACCTAGCACTTTGGGGATGTACCGCCAAACAGTGGAGAGAGGCCAACCCCAATTATTCCTCGCAAAATATAAATATCCGAGATGTCGCTAGTATCAACGAGTTGGTCGTTCTATCAAATATGGAATCTTTCAATGCGGAACTATTAAAATTAAACAAAGACAAACAGGATAGATACTACCTATTGCACAAAATGGCTCAAGAACAGCTATCCCGACTTAATGAGATTGAAGCCGAAAAACGATTCCGGCCAATTGACACGAATAAGAATTCTAACTACCTAGATAAAAACAATGAGTAGGACTAGAGCATATACCGCTGAAACGATAGCCGTAATCAGCCGGTTCTTTGCGGCTATCGACACGCTTATCGCCATGAAAAAGATTCGGGGTAAGGCTACTTATTGCAGGATAGCCAATATTGACCGTCTAAATTTTAATGCTCAAAGTAAAGATTATAACAGAGGCTATTTCCAAGTATCTTGGCTAGTACCGATGGTTAGAGATTTCGGGATCTCATCGGACTGGTTGCTCTTAGGTAAAGGCAAGATATTTATTAACCCAGAATCGTAGAACCTTTGCATTTGTTCCACAATAGTTCTACAATCACTAAAACACACAATATTTAAATGATTAATTATCAACTCAATAACCAGAAAGAAACGAGTGCTTCCCAAGCTGAGGGTCACGAGTTCGAGCCTCGCCTACCGCTCTATCAGGCATTAGGCGATTATCCAAATAAGGATGGTCGCCTAATTTTGTTTTATCTCCTCAATGCTCCTTCTAAAAGCAACGTCGGGTCAGTCCGAAAACCCTGTGGGTATGTTAAATCTACCCTGTTAGTTTGCATAATCTAAAAATAAAGAATGGTA